ATTTTACCCTGACCGCTTTTTAAGGTATGACCGCTCTGGGTAACCTCGGTTGATGAGTACCAGCAGTACCAGGATTTGTCCTCCGGTGAGTTTTCAGCGGTAATCTTTACTCCCGGCTCAATGACATAAGCGGAGCAGCCTTTAAGTTCACTTATCGGAGTCTCGCCGATGTAAATGTCTGAGTGATCTGCCTTGTAGTCATAATGCCCGATGCCCTGACATAAAATCATGTCGCAGAAGAGAGTATTGTTGCGGTAAAACACATGCCTGTCGGCAAGGTAATCTGGGAATCTCTTAAAGAAGCCGAAATTCTCCGGGATGATTTCCATGAGCTTTACCTTATTGCCCTGGACATTCACGTCATAGATTGAGTTTCCCTGTTTGGTATTTTTCTGCTTATTCTTGCCAAGCTTATGCATACTCACCATGGCATAGACGGCACTGGCTACACCAATCACCACGGAGATAATGGCAGCAATGGCAGTACCAGTTACTCCCGGTTCGATTACGAACTTAAGGTGATCACTTTTCTGAATGAAGAGTGAAGACCATTCAGTCTGTTCTACCTTTATGCCATTAAGGTACAGAGACAGATAGGGGTGGAGATCAGAGTGATAGGAAGGAATAAGATCCTTCAAAAGGGCGGTCAGACTGCCGCTGTATTCCGGCAGTTCAAGCTGTTCGAGAACTTTGTTTAAGTCCTCTCGGGTTACAATTTCAAGTTTCATTTTTCCTCTTTGGAAGACTGGTATGTCTGTAGATCTTTGTTTCAACGAACTGCATGGATCTGATCTTTTCCACCCGGCAATGACGGTTAAGTCCGGTATGCAACATTTCTCCTTTACCGAGATACACCGCTACATGGAAGATTAGACCATGCCGGAAGAACGCAATCACATCACCAAATTCGTAGTGGGGCGGTTCGATTTCATAAAAGCATGATCTTTCCTTCTCGTATCCGTCCTTAATGCTGAAATCCGTATAGTCATCAAGCTCTATGCCAAGCTCCCTGCGGTAGAACTCGATGACAAGGCCCCAGCAGTCAAGGAATGGGTATTTTCTGCCGTTTGGTGTATGTCTGATGAGAAGATAATGGTTAAGCCACATATTTAAGTCCCGGTGCATTTGATGCGGTATAGCGCAGACGCGGAAACTCAAGATTCAGCATGTCGCAGAAGGAAGCTGTGAATGTAGCTGATTCCCGGGTGATGCGACCTCCGGTGATGGTGAGCGTCAGTTCAGAGAGTTTGTCGTGATATTCGTAATGCCACTGGGCAACGGTGATGAAGGTAGGTGTCTGAGCCTCAATAACCTGTTTCATGTACTCATAGGCTTCACCACTGACTCCGTCAACACCGAAGGAGAGATCTGAAAAGCCACTGTCGGAGCGCTCAGGCATGGAGACAGTAAAGGCAGACTTCTTGTATTCGTCTCCCCAGAGCTGCATGTCTTCGTACCCCAGCACATAACGCAAGGTGCCTATGGTTTCATTTGCAATGGTAAGAGTTATGATGGGGAGCCTGCCGCCGCTTGCGTAGATTTCTTCAAGTGAATAAAGCATAAAGCCTCCTTAACTGAACCATGAGAGGTATTCCACCTCACTAGAATCAGGCTTAACCTTGATAATACGGCCAGCCCAGTCATCTATTTCGTAGGAATAAAAACTCCAGGTGGTATTGCCGTTGTTGTCGTTAAATTCTACATACCCGTCATACGGATAACCTTTGAGAAGATTCAGCTTAAAAACGTAATAGCCGAGCTTGTTTTTCTTAAGCTTGATCCCCGGCCACTCGTAATTGGTGTAATAAGCCACCCAGATATAGGCATAAAGTTCATCCCAGCCTTCCGGATCAATCCATACCTCATCACCTCCAATCCCCGGTTCTACATCAAGACGGCACTGCACCGACCATAACGGACCATCGCTGTTAACGCAGTTAAGCGAGGTGGAAAGTTCACCCTTCTGTATGCGACAGAGCGATTCCGTGCCGCCGTACTCGTTAAGCAACTGCATGTAGAACCAGTCCTGACCGTAGCTGATGTCGTTGCGGTACCATGCCATGAATTCCTGATATTGACTCTGGGTAAACATGAAAGTGACCGAAAGTTCATGAGGTGTTCCGGTATTAACCAGTCTCTGCCTTACATGACCGTCCGCCATCTGGGTTCTGATGATGTTTGGTTTTATTTTGTAGCTGTAGCCTCTCTGCTGTGGAGGTGGCAGAGAGGAAGGATAATAGTTCATGAATTAACTCCCCATACGGTTGAGGTTAAAGGTATTCTGAATTGCCATACTCATGGAGCCGCCATGACGGATATCGGAAACAAAGATGTCTACGATTCGAGTTTCGTCATCATCATGAGTTTCTACGGTTCCGGCTTTCTCGGTGCTCTCAAAAAGGTTGACCACAACAGGAGAGCTAGAAGTGTAACCACCATTCCCGCTAACGGCAGAGCGGGCAAGCTCCGCAGTTTCCTTACGTGAGGTAATGGACATCGGTCCCTGTACCAGCTCCGGTCCGTATTCACCCACAATACCCCATTCGCCTGCTTTGAGCTGTCCGCCTTTATCGTGCATGGATACAGAGGTAAGCTGGGAAATAGCTGATGTGGTGGTTGCCATGGCAGAGGCATAGTTGGCAAGTTTCTGCGGCCAGGTAACCGCAGACGGATCATTCAAAGCGGCAATCCATGCCTTCACCGCATCCATGGTGGCACTTGCTACCGCGAAACTTTTCTGAACTGCAAACAGAGCCCGATAGGCACCGGAGGATTCATCCATGCTGTCAGTGAGACTTGCAAAGGCATCGGAGATATCTAGAGTGGCATCAGCCATTTTCTCGTAAGGTTCAGTCATTTTCTTAAGTTCATCAGCCTGTTTGCGCTGCTTTGCCGTGGTGCTGTCGGAGGTGTATTTATCCATGAGCTGAGTGCGACTCTGCAGATATGCCTCCTCGGAAATAAGCTGGTCGTTGTGGAACTGCTCTAAGAGTTCAAGCTTTCTGCCGTAACCTTCCTGAAGACGCAGAATTTCCTCTTCCTCGGGATTAAGTGAACGCAGAAAGTCCTGAGCCTCTTTCTCAATTTCTGCCCTTTGGGTCTGATAGTCCTGCTCGATGATGAGGAGTGCATTGTTCTTCTCGATTTCAGAAATTTGAGCATTCTCGGCAATAACTGCATTAAGCTCCTGAAGCTTTTTGATGTGTTCACGCTCGAGCCTTTCAACGTCGCTCTTTGACTTCATGTCGAGTTCAAGAATCTGCTCATAATAAGGCGTCCAGGTATCACGGGCTTCAGCAGATTTGGATAGAGCACCGCCGGAGCTTTTACCTTTACCGGAGTCCTTATTTGCGCCAATCCTTAAGCCTTCATCAGACTGGGTACCTTCACCAACAGGTTTATTCTGGTACTTTTCAGCGATGCGTTTACGCTCAGCGGCAATGCGGTTCTGAGATTCGGTGATGTCCTTTTCGATTCCGGCAATGGTGGCCTTGTAGATTTTGGCAGTTTCCTCCGCCTCTCTTTTGGTTCGCTCCCGGGCAAAATCAAAGCCCTCGGAGAAGGTTCCACCGGAAAGAGAAGTTCCGATACCTTCACCAATGGCATTGAGATAACCGATGGTGTTATCCCACAGCTCTCCGACTTTCTGACTAAGCTGCAGCAGGCCAATCTGAGCAAACTGAAAAAAGTTTGAAAAGAAAAGCTTCCAGTTCCCGGTTCCGTCCTTCATTTCAACACCGATAAGCTCAAGGGTATCGCTGAAAAAGTCCTTCACGCTATCCCATGCGGTGCGTATTCCCTCAAAGGTTTCTCTGACGGTTTTGGCAAGATTGTGGAACCACTCAATCACCGCAGGGTCGTCCAACCACTCGGAAATGCCGTTCAAAGTATTGGCAAGAAAGTCATTTCCCATAATGATGAGTTCACCGAATCCACCGTTTGACTGCATGAGTCTGGTACAGAAAGTTCCCCAGGCATTATCCAGTCTTCCGGTGGCGGCAGATACAGTGTTGAGTTTGGTTTCAAGTACGCCGTCAAAATTGTTTCTGGCAAGCTGATTCAGATATTCATCCAGAGCTTTGCTGTTCTTTTCAATCTCGGTGGTTGATCCTTTGTAGGTAAGAGAGATGGTGTCACCGTTGTCCTTTGCGGTAATACCAAACTGCCGGAGTGCCTTGGTGGAGCCCTGGGAGAAGGCAATAACCGCATCAGTCAGGGTGTTGAAGTCTCTTCCGGTGCCATGGGCAATGGTGGCATAGGTCTTTAGCTGCTCGTTTGAGTTGGTAAGTCCGTTATTACCTAAATCCACAAAGGCTTTAGCGAGTTTATCCGTAGCGGTAGCAGTCTCATCCTCAAGACCGTTAAGGCTCCAGAAGGTTTTCTGCGCTGTTTCCAAATCACCCACGAGAGGTGTAAGCCTAGCCGACATATCCTCATAAACCCGTGAGGCTTCAAGTCCGGTGGAGATTATGCTCTTAAAACCGTCCACGATTTCAGAGGCAAACTTGATAGCAAACCCCGTCATCAGCATCTTCCAGCCGGAGGCGTTCTTCTGCAGAACTCCGGTCTGACTGTCCACGGCTTTGGTGACCTTTTTGATTTCAGCTTCCTGCTCCTGCATGATTTTCTTCTGTTCGGCAAGAGTGGTATTGGCATCCTTCTGCTGAGAATTCTGAGTCTCAAGAGCCTTGCTGATTTCTTTTGTTACCTTGTTCTGCTTAGTGCCGAGGTCGGTTACGGTTTTGGTTTGCTCGTTGATGGAGTCGGTTACGGTCTTAACGCTCTCATCAAGTCCGTGGATAGCTGCATTGGTGGCTTCTGCCTGTTTTGTGGATGCATCAAAGTTTGCTCCCATAGCCGTAGCCGAGGAGGAAACAGCGTCCTTCATGGCCGTCATCTCTTCGGCAATTTTGGAGATGGAATCCGTCAGAGCAGTCGTATCGGCA